GAGTTTCATAATGACTATGAGAACCTTCAAACAAAACCAATTAATAATCCTTATAAATAAAAAGAAGCTAAATAATCCAGAATGACAAAATGTACAATAATAGGTGATACAACACCAACAACCAAAAAACCAACACCAATCCAATTCCATAAATACTCAGCGGGTGTATTAGGTAATGATAATTGGATGCCAATAGATTGTAAACCAACAGATTGGAAAAATATCGAGTTAATAAGTGGTATAGATAGAAAAAATAACACATATAAGACATGTTATGATATTATGTTTGCTTATGATGATGATAGATCTAATGGAGTAGTGATATTAGGATTTTGGAATGACGGAGTAGTAGAACAATAGGCTACGTAGAAGAAGACGTAATAGGAGACGTAAATCCACTGTGAAATAAGCGTTATAATAGAGGATGTAATAGAGGACGTAAGTGTTATTAGTCCTATATGACGGGTGGTTTAAATTGCTGATTCTAAATAGAGGATGTAATAGTAGGTGACAAGTAGAGGATGTATGGGTTATGTCAAGGTGAAAGGGGACGTAAAAAAACGGCACACAGCCAAACCTAAGTTATCGACAAAGTATATACAAACGTACGTACAAGAGGATGTAAATAGGGGATGTAAAAGAGGGTGTAAAAAAAGAGGATGTAAATAGGGGATGTAAAAGGCTTGGCTAAGCCAAACATAGATGTTATATTTACGATGTAAAATAAGTAAAATTAATAAAATAAAGGTTATGACAATCGAAAAATCAACAAAACGTGGTCGCCCAATTGTGGCTGGATCAAAAAGACAAGACAGAGTAGCAGCAAAACAATTAAAGGTAAGTGCTGGAATTGAAATTAAACGTGGTCGCCCTAAAGGCTCAACTAAAAAAGCAATAGAGGAAGCAAAGAGTATGTAAAGAGGATGTAGAGAGAGGGTGTAAAAGCCCTCCCTCCATATATTTATCATCGCACATGTTAGTTCGACTTGGTAGTTTCAGAATTACCCAATAAAGTAGCACAGCTCAGGCAGGCAAAATATTATAACATAAGCAAAACAAATATAAACAAACCTAAACAGGTGTGTTTAGTTTTTAACGAGTGGGTGGTAATTCCTAAAATAATTATCAGAAATTTAATGTTTTAAAAAAAGACCAGCAAGTAATTGCAGGTCACCTTTGTGCTTGGCTCACCAAATCATTGATGTTATATTTACATTATGATAAAAAATAAAAATAACGAAGACGTAATTACGAAGTTGAAAAATTATGTAGATGAAAATTACAGTGAATTTAGTAATTTAGATGACTCAGAAGTAATTGAAATGAGTGCTGATGAGTTTGAAGATGAAGTAGTTGATTATTTAAAAGAAAATTACAGATTTGATTACAATGATATTTGTGTTTATTATGTAGAAGATGAAAATGAGATTTGGGTTGAGAATATGATGTAGTGTGAAGAAGTGTTTTGAAAATCAAAAATTAGATGTTATATTTAGGTATAAATAAAGATAAAAAATATGAATAAAATTAAAAAAGAAGGTCAGTGTTATTTTACATTAGAGAGTAAAATTGGGGGAGTAGTTGAACAAGGTATTGTTGTAAATGGTTGGTTTTATAGTGAAGAGATGGAGGAAGATTGTGAAGATAATTGTTTGTTACTAATTACAGTAGATCAATATAAAAAGTATGCTGAAAATTGGTTAAAAGAAAAACTTGATTATTGTAATAGATATAATGAGTTTTGTGGTGAGGGTGGTAATGCAATTATAAATGGAGAATTTGATATGATTGATATTTTTGGTTACAAAGTATTTGATTGTAGATTTATTGAAATTGATGATGTAGATATGGAACATGGTTAAAAAGAATTTGGGGCTTCTGCCCCATTTTTTATTCCAGAAAGTGTTTGGGAAAACAAATCATGGATGTTATATTTAGGTATAAATAAAGATAAAAAATATGAAAGTAAAAAGAAATAACCAACAAGAAATAGTTAATTATTTAACAAATAATAATTGTAAAACTGAAAAAGAAATACAAATAGGTGTTTGGGGTTATGATAGAAGTTTAGGTGAAGAATCAAATAAAAAGTATGCTGATATTTTAAGAAGAGCTTGGTATTCACGTAAAATTAATAGAGTTAGAATACAAATTAAAAGTAAAGGAGAAACTAGAAAGTATTTTAGATACTATATAGGAAATCCGTTTGGCTTTCAGAATTAATTATGTTATATTTAAATCATAATAAAAAAATAAAGATATGAAAAAAGATTTATGGATTAAAGAAGATAAATTATCACTTATTATTCAATTATGTAATGAAATTGAAATAGATGGTGAAACAACTCAATACATTTTAAGAGCTATTGATATGGAAGAGCAAATGTTAAGACAATTAATCAGAACTATGCCTTTATCAATAGTTTATGATGAATTAAATGAAAGAACTGATTTGGAAATCTAAGATAGTTATGTTATATTTAGTTAAATAAAAAATAAAAAAATATGAATGTAAAAGAATTAATTAGTAAGTTAGAACAAGTAGAAAATAAAGACTTGCAAGTTGTAATAAAACATATTGATGATACTGATTGGGAGTATAATTTACCTTTAAGAGACAAAGATATTTTTGTTAAAAAGGTAAAGGAAATTGATGAAGAGTTTGAAGGAATTATTAAACGTGGAGATAAATGTTTAATTATTAATTTTAGTTTTGAATAATTGGTTTGGCTATGTTGAATTGGGATGTTATATTTAAATTATGATAAAAGATAAAAATAATATGGAAAATTGGAATGTATTAAGACCTTTATTAAGGGAAAAGTTTGGTAGAGATTTTAATTTTTATAATGATAGTTATAAAAGTTATAGGAGAATTAAGATAATGGGTTTGGAGGATAAGATTGAAGAGATAAAGGAGATGGGGGTTGATGTTAAAAAGTATATGTGGGGAAATAGAGAAACTTTAGTTATTAAATGTGATAAGTAGTGTTTGGCCTTATAAAATAGTTATGTTATATTTAAATAAATAAAAAAATAAAAATAAAAGTTATGAAAAAATTAAGAAATTATGAAATTGATGCCTTAGTAGAGGTTATTTGGAAGAAGTTGAATGATGAGAAGAGAAGTAAAATGATTTGGATTGGTAAATTTGATGAAATAAATTTATTAATGAAAGAAAAAGGTAATGAGATTAATAGATTAATTGATGAGTTTTATAAAGTAAGAGAAGACTTTAAAAAACAATTTGGTAATAATAGTGGAAATTGGGTATTATATAATATGAGTGGTATTGGAAGATATAATGATAGAGAAGAATTTGTTAAAATTAATGAATGTGATTTATTAAATTGGAATTTGAAAAATAATATTAGAAATGAAATTATTGTTAGTAATATTGAAGGTAATATTAGTGATATAATTGATGTATTATTTGAAAAATATAAAAATATTATTTAATAATTGGTTTGGAAAAACCAAACACAGATGTTATATTTAAGTATAATAAGAAATAAAAAGAAATAAAAGTTATGAAAAAATTAGAAGTAATTAAACAAGTACAAGAATGTGTAAGTTCGGTATTTAGTAAAGAAGATGTTATTAAGTTAATTAATAAAATTGAAGGTGGGTTAAACGAAGATTTGGCTTTAGAAATTAAAAAACAAATTAGTACTTTAATAATGAATATAGATGAGAGAAAATTATTAGATCTTGATTCTGCTGAATTTGAATTAAGTTATAATAATACTATTGAATTAACTAATGTTAATATAGATTTAGATTTAATTACAGATATAGTTGAAGAAGTATTAATGGATCATGTTGAATTAGAAGAACAAATTAAAGATGCTGAGATGTTTCATTTAGATAATAAAATAGATACAATTATATTAGAAAGAGTAAATGCTGATATGTAAGATAAAAATTGGGTGAATCAATTGGTTTGGCTCACCCAATCACTGATGTTATATTTAATTATAATAAAAAATAAAGATATATGGTAGAATTAGAAAATGATGATGTAATTTATAATAGATTGGTTGAAGCAGATCAAGAACTATTAGTATCAAATATGTTAGATACAGCTGTAACTAACCCAAACTTAACTTTGATTGATTTTTTAAGAGCATTTGATTATTCAGATGATGAATAGTAATAATTGGTTTGGCTCATCTGAATTCAGATGTTATATTTAATTATAATAAAAAATAAAAGGAGATAAAAATTATGGCAAAATCAAGAGATTTAAGAGCAGCACAAGATAGAATATTAGATATGTTCAGTCGCGAAATTAGAAATTCAAATGTTTCAGAAGCTAAACCATTAACATTAGCCGAACAATTAAAAGTAGTTCATTTACCTAAACCAAGAGTTAATTCAGAAGTTGAGTTTGAACGTAATTATAATAATTCATTAGTAATAAGAATTAGAAATAGTAAGTAATAAAATAGTTAGGTGACAAATGGTTGTCAATAGTAGTATCACGAGCTCAGTAATCCTCCCAAACGGACGTGAATAATGGAGGTAACTATACAGGTTCGATTCCTGTCCTGATTACTACTTGTTTGGCTCATCCAAACCCCAATGTTATATTTAATTATAATAAAAAATAAAAAATAAAGGTTATGAATAAAATTGAAAAAAGAGGTAAAGGTCGCCCGAAAAAAGTACAAAACATCACTTATGTACCATCTGTAATTAACTTTGATGAGGTTATTAAATTAAAGGACATCGATATGGATCCGAGAATGATGGAGCAAATGACATCAGGGTTAGGTAATATGGATAAATTTATATCTCATGAAGGTGGAATACCATGTGCAACTAATATAATGGCTTGTGGTGACCCAGGAGTAGGTAAAACAACTATATTGTTAGATGTATTATCAGGTGTTAATAATAAAGGTAGAAAATGTTTATTTATTTCAGGTGAAATGGGTAAAAAACAAATGTATAAATATACACAACGTTTTCCACAATTTGGTAACATACAAACATTATTTATTTCAGACTATTTAGAATACAATACTAAAGATGTAGTAGAACAAGTATTAGATAAAGGTTGGGATTTAATATTAATAGATTCGGTTGCAGAAATTATTGATGGTGTTAGAGATGATAACAACTGGGATAGAAAGATGGCTGAGAATTGGATGGTTGATATTTGTACTAAGAATAATAAAGGTGAAAACAAAGCAAATAAATATACTACATTTTTATTAATACAACAAGTAACAAAAGGTGGTGTGTTTGTAGGTTCTAATAAGTTAAAACATTTAACAGACGCAATGTTAGAAATGAGACGTGAGAGTGATAAAGACGGAGGAGGAACTTATATGGAATTTACTAAGAATAGAAATGGAGGAGTAAATTATAAGATGAGTTTTGATTTAGGTTCTAATAATATAAGTTACGGTGCTATATCTGAACGTGAAGAAGACGAGGATGATGGATACGCTGAGTTTGAAATCACAAATCCGGAGATGGTTCGTCAAGCATAGTGCTTGGCTTAGCCATCCGCTGATGTTATATTTACGTTATGATAAAAGATAAAGATATGTATTCATTAGATTGTAAGTATTACGGAGTTGAATTTAAAAGTATTGGTGATTTGATTGCTCACATTGTAATTTCAGGGATGGACCCAGATTATGAAATCACATTTAACGGTAAGGGAATTGGTCAAAACGCAATTGATTTGCTTCCATAATTTTGATTGGCTTAGCCATCCACGGATGTTATATTTATATCATAATAAAAATAAGAAATATGATACAAGGATTAGAATTATTAGTTAAAGGTAAAGAATATACAGTATTCACTCAATTCAACCAAGATGGTTATCCGAATTTAGTATTCACCGGGTTCTATAAAGAAAACGATGACGTTACGTTAGCATGTTTTGATGACGTTCAACAGGGTTGGGAATCGTTTTTTGACATTAGTATACCAACAAGTCGTATTGTATTAGCTAATTAAACCATTTGATTGGCTCATCTGAATTCAGATGTTATATTTAAATCATAATAAATAATAAGAACATGATAACATTAAATAAAATCAAAGTAGGAAAAAGTTACGAGTTTGGAATGTATTATAACGGAGGCGCTGGTAGTGGTTCTGAAGGTAGATACAACGTAATAGGTGAGGTTAAATCAATTACTCCCGAGTTTATTAGACTTATACCGCAACGTAATATTGAGGCGGGTAATAGGCAGTCAATTAAATTAACTAACCGTTCAATAACAACAGTAAAAGTAATTATATCAATAGCATAAATAACATGAAGAAACTAATAATATCAATATCAGCAGTAGCACTATTAGCCAGCTGTACACCGAATCAACGAGCCCGTAACTGGGGTGGAACTGAAACCATCGATTTAGCTACTGGAACACGTTTAGTGAATGTAACATGGAAGGGTAATGAATCACCGAGCCTATGGGTGTTAACAAAACAAGACACAACGGCACCTACCACTTATGTATTCACTGAGAAATCCAGTTATGGGATATTACAGGGACAAATACTAATAGTAGAACACTAACCATTGGTTTGGCTTACCCACACTCGGATGTTATATTTACGTCATGATAAAAATAAATAATATGAATAAGACAGAAAAAAGAAAGTACATTAACAAATCAGTGTATACATTTGCTGAAGCATTAGGTTATGACATGAGTGATGATGACATGGGTCACTACGTTACGTTATCAAAACCAGAAACCATGAAAATGGATGATATGATTAGTTATAGTAGGTCAGGACATGACGCTTGTTGTGTTAATTGGGCGAACGAGGAAGTTCAACGTGACACAGACAAAATTAATGAATTCATTAAGATATTAATGGCATCGGACGTGATGCAATAAACTAGAATTATTTTTTATTTTTTATATATATGAGGTGCAGGCACGGGAGTAATATCTCTGCCTGCATCCTCTATCTCTACTCTATTGGTGTGTACGGCGTACGTACGTGGTATGTAAATAATACTGATCTATAACGCGCGTTGTTATCCATATATGCGTACGTGGTGTGTACGGTAAGCTTGTATGTATTTACAGAGCAACAACACCCTTACCGCGCCGATTGTATATACCTATATAACATCTCTAATATAACCACCCCAAATCCTAAAATATCCCTTTACATAAACACCCCGCAGATCTAAAATCTATGAGATACAAAAATTTTTCACATCGAACGGATATATAAGTATATAATATATTTGGCTCCCCAAGATGAAAATGTTATATTTAGATATAAATAAGAAAATAAAAGTTATGAACAAAATAAAAGAATTACAAGACAAATTTAAATGGTTGTCTAAAAGAACAAATTCACAATTAAAAGAAGAAGCAGTTAAAGAAGCATTGTTACAAATGAGAAAAACACCAATGACTTTTATTCCAGATGAAGTAACATTTAGTAAGGAAGAAGTATTACAATTAATGTATGAAGCATTTAAAGCCGGATATAAGAAATATGAAGTAGTAGAAGCAGGTTTAGAAGGCTTAGAAACAGAAATTGAATGTAATTGGATCTTTGAAAAATATAAAATAATCATTCCACAACAAGAACCTAAAAGAGACTATTCAAAAATAAAAGAAGGGTTAAAAACATCTATTGAAGGTAAAGCACATTTTGTTCGACACTTTAAAAATGGAGGAACTATAGAAGATTTTAAACCATTAGAACCTAAAGAAGAAACACTTGAAGAAGTAGCTAATAAAATACTATCTAAAGAAGGAGTAAAACTACATCCTAGTGGGTTAGAAACTTATTTAAAGGGTAATGTTATCAATGCTATGGTTGAAATGTCTAAATGGCAAGGAGAAAGAATGTATGAAATTATGGATGCATATGCAGATGATGTTATGGGTGGTTGTACATTGAGAGCAAAAGATTGGTTTGAACAATTTTTAAAAATAAAAACAAGATGAGCGATATAATAAAAACAGAAGTAAAATGGTCTAGTATTAAAGACAAAACTAAAAAAGAAGCCTCTCCTGTAACCAAGTTAACTGAGGCACAAGCACTAAAAATCCTAACTAGACTAATAACACATTCAGTATCATCTTTAACTGAGTGTGAAATCCTATATAAGGATTATCCATTCTCAGAAATATCAGGTGTGATGACAGCTATTGCTCTTAACAATATTGAATTAGAAAAAATTAGAAAACAATTAGAATCATGGAAGTAATAGTAGAATTTGAAAATGACAAAATGTATGCTTCTGTAATGAAGTTTAGTAACAAAGAATACTCTGTGTTCTATGGTCCGGATTCTGTAACACACCTAAATGAAATCAATGGGTTTTCAACGGAGAAACAGGCAGTTAAACACCTACATAGTTTGATCAAGATACTGCCCCATATCGAGATAGTCCCTAAAGTAAATCGCAGTCTCTCTTAATACTAGGGGAGTATATTTGTAATAATTAAATACACTTATTTAAATATATTTGTATATCTGTATTAAGGGATGTATGTAGGAGTAGCTACATTAAATGAATTTTTCCTGTTTTTCTAATATTTATAACAAAATCAATTTATGAATTTAGATAAATTAAAAACACACATCCCTGACGCTGTTATAGCTCAAATTCCTGATGTTATGGCAAAGTTCAACATCAACACTCCTTTACGTTTAGCTCATTTTTTAGCCCAATGTGGTCATGAAAGTGGAGGCTTTAAAGCAGTTAATGAAAATTTAAACTATGGAGCTAAAGGCTTACGTGGTATATTTGGTAAGTACTTTCCTACAGATGAGAAAGCTGCTTTATATGAACGTAAACCTGAGAAAATTGCTAATTTAGTTTATGCATCTCGTATGGGTAATGGTCCTGAAACATCAGGTGAAGGATATAAATTCCGTGGTCGTGGTTATATTCAATTAACTGGTAAAGCTAATTACACTGAATTTGATAAGTCAGTAACTGAAAATTTACTTGAAACACCGGAATTAGTAGCAACTAAATATCCTTTATTGTCTGCTGCTTGGTTTTTCTCTAAAAACGGCTTAAATGCATTAGCTGATAAAGGCGCTACAGATGCTGATGTAACCGCTATAACTAAACGAGTTAACGGTGGTACTATTGGTTTACCTGATCGTATTAAACATTTTAAAGAATTTCATGCGTTATTAGTAGCGTAATTATAATATGATGAACATCATAAAAAATTTTGATTTTTGTGTTACTAGAAAATATACATTATGTCATAAAGAACCATACACTGGTGAAATTATAGGTACAGTTGAAGCTGTATCTAGACTAGTAGCAGCTAAATTTTTGGCGGCTAAAATGAATTTACCTTTAAAGGAGTTCTTAAAAAACCATCAAATATCAAAATAAAAATATGATAAAATTAATAAGCATACTAAAAGAAGCACTTAATAAAATTACAAATGATGATTTTGATAAGGCTGCTAATATATGTAAATCATTAGGTAATAAAGAATTTCTTATAAGAGGATTTAATGTTGAAAACAATTATGGATTAATTCTTGTAGATACTGAAGAATGGACTAAAGGAAAGATTGGAGTAGCTTTAAATCAGGAACCTAAAATTAAAGATGCTTTTACAGAACTAACTAATAAGTTTGGGATGGATCATATAGTATATGCTTCTTATAAAGACTCTAAAAAAGGATTTTTTGGACCTGAATTTATAATGATTCCAGTACCATCATATAAAACAGTTTGGAGCCCTAAAGTAAGTGATATTTATGCTAATTTAAGCCAAACAATAAAAAAGAATGAATCTGTTCAACCAATAATAGATTCATATGTAAATACTTGGCCAACACAACCTGTAGGAGAAGTGTTAGTAGATTGTGATCAATATTACTTATTAGATCTTAAACACTTTGGAAATTTATATGGTTGGGTAGTATCATCAAGAATAAAAGCAAATAAGCAATTCCACGCACCAAGACCAGGAAAGAAAGCAGATTTACTTGAAGTTAATACTTATAGTGAATTAGCACCATTTTTAAAATGGTATGCTGAGGAAATGAAATTAAATGTAAAAATATAATATGATAAAATTATTAGACATATTAAAAGAAATTTCTTACTCATTTTCAGAATATGATACAACATATGATGACGAAGATAATAGTTTAATTGATGTAGAATATACTTTCAAAACTGAAAAAAACAAATATAAAGTTGTATTCAGCTCAAAAGAAAAAGCTAGAGAATTTGAAGTATCATTTGGAATAGATACAGGAAATTTTAATAAAATAGATACATTTCAAATGACAGGAGAAGGAGATGCTAGAAATATTCTTCAAACACTGGCTGATATAATTAATGATTTCTATTATCAATATGATGAAGAAATAGATAAAATTATAATTAAAGGAACAAACGAAAAGCGTAGTAGAATATATAAACAATTTCTTCCAAAATACATTAATCCCGAGACAATAGGTAAAATTGAAATGAAATGATTAAACTTAAAATACTTTTAAAAGAAGTGCTTAATAAAAATATAGTTGATACTATATTAGATGAATTAAAACCTACTATAGAAGATATGGTAGCTGAAATAGAAGAATGGTATATTAAGAAGTTCCAAAAACCTGTTACTGAATATGAAAGAGAAATATTTAGATGGAGACTTATTATAGATATGGTTAAAGCAATTGAATCATATACTAAACCAACTGATAAACTTATTTCAGTGAATGCAAGAAGATCTCGTAAAGGAAGTATTCAAATAAATGCTGAAATTGAAAGAGATGGAACTGTATATCCATTTGAAACAGAAGCTATATTAGCTGGAGGTCATAGTATTCAAGAATTACATTATCGTTATATTACTAAGACTAGATTAGGAAAAACAGGTAATTCAGATATTACTAATGTTTATAAAGATAAGATTAAACAATTATCTAAAATAGAAAAAATAAATCAAGAAATTGAAAGTTTTCAAACAAGAATAGATAAAACAAATAAAGAAATTGAAGCAAACTCTGAAATGAGTGATGAAGAAATTCTAAAATCAGTAACATCAAAACCAGATTATTATGTATGGCCTTCTTGGGAAGAAATGATCGAAAGAGGAGCAGATAAAAATTACGATTATGATGAAGCACTTTATAATAGAGAAAAAACTGATCGTTACAATTCTATAGTTCCTAGTTGGAAAGATAGAAATATCAAACAAAAACAAGATTATGTTAAAAGTTTACAAATCGCTATAAAAAAACTTCAAAAGAAACTTATATGATAAAATTACAAAATATATTAACAGAAGATTATGGTGGCCCAGGTGAAATGATTTTACCTCCCACTCATAAAGCAGGTTTAAAAGTACCTAAAGGTGGTTCTTGTTGTGCTAATTGTAAATGGTGGAATAAAGAAAAACAGATTTGTTTAAGTACTTATTATATAGATTGGGCTGGAACTGATAAAATTCCTTACGCAGCTGATGAGTATTGTACTAACTGGTGGGAACCTATAAAATAAATAATATGTTTAAATTAACTGAAATATTATTAGATCTATTAGCTGAAAAGAAACTTTGTAAAAAAGGTAGAGCTTATTATGATCGTCGTAGAGCAGCAGGTGAAAAACCATCTGCTTATCTTTCTGGGCGTGCTGTTAAAGTATGTAAAGGATTAATGGAAGGAAATGATGAAGATATAATATGTACTAATTGTGGATGGAGTTGGAGTTTAGAAGATGGTGGTAAAGATCCTTTTATTTGTCATAAATGTGGACATGATAATAGTGATACATACACATCACTTCAAGAACATGAATTAAGTGAATCACTTCGTGATTGGTTTAAAAAAGAAGATTGGGTTCGTATTGATACAGCAGGTAATATAACAGGTGAGTGTGGTACAATGAAAAAAGGTAAGAAAACAACTCGTTGTTTACCTCGTGCTAAAGCAAATAGTTTAACTAAAGCTGAGCGTGCTGCAACATCAAGAAAAAAAGCAGCATCAAATAAACAATTTGTACCTAATACTAAAAAAGCAAAAGTAAAATTCAAAAAATAAAGTATGATACAGTTAATAGATATATTATTAGAAGTAGATAAAAGTATAGTTAATATTGATTCAGAATTTAACTCTGAATTAATAGATAAAATTAACAATGAATATCGTGAAGATTATACTTCATTGACTCCTAAGGAAATTAATGATGGCTATTGTGATATGTGGGCCAGTTTATTTGTAAAGAAATTTGGTGGACAACATCAATGGTCTTATGACTTACCAAATGATTCTAATGGACATTCTTGGGTTAAACTTAATAATAAATTTTATGATGCTGAGGCTCCAAATGGAGTTTCAAGTTTAGAACAATTACCTTATTTTCAACGATCTATAAAACAGAATGGAAGTGAATGGTTAAATGATGAATTCTACAAAAATATATTAACTGAAGCAGATGAATATGATGTGGAAAGTAAACAAGATATAAAAGAATTTATTGAGTTTATGAAAGAATATTCTTCTCGATTAAATGAAAATCAAATAAATGAAGCTGAGTATCAAGGACGTAAAGTTCAATTAGGCAAACCAATGCAAGGTGATGTTAAGAAATTTAAAGTGTATGTTAAAAATCCTAAAGGTAAAGTAGTTAAAGTTAACTTTGGATTTGGTGGCACATCAGCTAAAGGTAAAAGAATGGTTATTAAAAAGAATAACCCAAAAAGACGTAAAGCTTTTAGAGCGCGTATGAATTGTGATAATCCAGGACCACGTACTAAAGCAAGATATTGGTCTTGTCGTGCTTGGTAAAAATATAGTTTGGCTCCTCAGGGAGCCAATGTTATATTTAAGTATGGCTGAAAAGAAAGGACTCACAGTAAAGTTAATTAATGATTTTCCAGAATCAAAAAGTCTAGAAATATATCTAGAATCTCCACAACGTTGGCATAGAGTAATCTCCAAAGAATTCCGTTCATGGAATGGTAAACGAAGAGTAGTTGAATGGGATAGTGAAAACAATCCTATTTGTAAAGAACATAATGGTTCACTGTTCTACTATATGACTAATAATATTGTAAAAAACCCAACACAAATAGGACTTCAGTATTTAACTACTCCTATCCCCGCTAAGTTACGTTTATCTGAAAGTTTATAATACTATGTTTGGCCTCTCCAAATTATTATGTTATATTTACTAAGTAAAAATAAATAAAAGTTATGATAGATAATATTCACTCAGAAATTGCAAAATGTGCTAAAACATTAATGTTTAAAGAGCCATTTTATGGTTTATTCCTAATTGGTCTAAACAAAAAACTAAATAGTAGTATTCAAACTGCTTGTGTTTGTAAAGAAAACATAAATGTATCATTAATGGTTAATCCTAATTTTTGGGAAAAACAAGATGAGAACACTAAAGTAGCTATTTTGAAACATGAATTGTTACATATAGCATTTCATCATTTAACTTCTATGAGTGAGTTTGAAAATAAACAATTATTAAATATAGCTGCTGATATTGAGATTAATCAATATATTGAAAGTACATGGAAAGGTAAAACATGGGATGGTTTAGAAATAAATAAAAAACCATTTAAAGAATTAAAATTACCATTAAAAGCAGGTACTAGAGTATATTATGATCTCTTAAAAAAAGAAGTTGATGAAAATCCCTTTGGTGATATAGCGTCTATGTTAGGAGCTTTAGAGGGTGGAATGAGTGGTGATGGTTCGGGAGATGGTAATTCAATAACTGTTACTTTAGGAGATGGATCAAAAATGACAGTTCCATGTACACATGAAATGTGGAAAGAATTTGATGAAATGAGTGAAGCTGATAAGAAATTAATTGGTAAACAAATTGACCATCAATTAAAAGATGTAGCTGAACAAGTGAAGAAAAATAGAGGTATAATTCCAGGAGAACTTGGTCAATATATTAATAGTTTATATGAAATAGAAGAACCAGTAATTGATTGGAAGGCGTATTTAAGACGCTTTAATGGTATGGCTACCAAAATATATACTAAGAAGACTAGACGTAAGTTAAATCGACGTTTTGCGGGCAATCCGGCACTTAAAATTAAACAACGTAAAAACACTTTAGTAGCTATTGATACATCAGGTTCTGTTTCAGATAAAGATTTAGCTGATTTCTTTAATGAAATACAACATATCTATAAAACAGGTACTGAAGTAGATGTGATTGAATGTGATGCTGATGTACAAAGAGTTTACCAATATAAAGGTAAAACAGAAGATAAAATACATGTTCAAGGTAGAGGTGGAACAGCATTTGAGCCAGTAATTAAGTATTTAAATCAAAATAAAGGTAAATACCAAAATATGATTTACTTAACTGATGGAGAATGTCCAGTACCAGAAACTAAACCAGTAAGACCTATATTATGGGTTATAACTACTGATGGTGATATGAAACCGGATTTTCCAGGACAAAAAGTACAAATAATAAGGTAGTGTTTGGCTTCCCCAAACAATGATGTTATATTTAGTATGTTAAATAAGTAAAATAAATAAAAATAAAATAAATAAAGGTTATGGCTAAAAGTAAAACAAGTAGTAAAACAGAATCGCTTTCATTAAATGTTAACGAATTAAAAGATTTTTTAAATCACATTGTAGTGAACAATCGTTTCTTACAAGAAAATGGTAAACCACCTGTATCAACTGAAGTAGTAGGTGATTCAGGAATTGGTAAAACATCAGCAATTATTCAATTAGCTGAAGAAAATGGATTAGATTTTGTTAAATTAAATTTAGCTCAAATTGAAGAAATTGGTGACTTAGTAGGTTTTCCAATCCGTCAGTTTGAAGTAGAAATGAAAGAAGACAAAATATGGGTAGATGAACATGCATTTGATGAGTATTTAAAATTAGGTTATAAATCAACTGGTAAGAACAGAATGAGTTATTGCCCACCTGAATGGATTAGTAATAAGAAAAAAGGTGGTATTTTATTATTAGATGATTGGAATAGAGCTGATGTTAGATTTATTCAAGCTGTAATGGAATTAATAGATCGCCAACAATATATTAGTTGGAAGTTGCCTAAAGATTGGCATATTATATTAACTTCAAATCCAGATAATGGAGATTATTTAGTTAATAGTATTGATAACGCTCAAAAAACGCGATTTATATCTGCTAATTTAAAATTTGATCTTAAATGTTGGGGTAAGTGGGCTGAAGAGTCTCAAATGGATGGTAGATGTATTAATTTTTTATTGATGCATCCAGAATTAGTTACTAAAGATGTAAACGCTCGTAGTGTAGTAATGTTTTTTAATTCAATTTCATCTATTAAATCATTTGAAGAACAATTACCATTAATTCAAATGATTGGAGAAGGTAGTGTTGGTAGTGAATTTGCAAGTTTATTTACAATGTTTATTAATAATAAACTAGATAGAATTATCTCACCAGAACATATATTCTCACAAGATGAAAAATATGTTTTAAACACATTAAAGTCTTTAGTTGGTAAAGATAAAAATTATAGAGCAGATATTGCCTCAACATTAGGTACTAGGGTTTCTAACTATTTAGATGTGTTTGCTAAAACTAATAAAGTTGAAAAAACTATTATTGATAGATTAGGTAAAATGGTTACAGAAGGTATTTTTACAACTGATATATGTTATCAAATGATAAAATCTATTTATAATGCAAATCCAAGTAAATTTAATTTATTAATGTTAAACAAAGATTTAGTAAAATTTATAACAAAATAATTATGAAAACAAATCAAAATATAGAATTATTACAATATAATGTCCATCCTGTATCTTTTTATGGTGGTTCATCTTGGGGAGGTAGTAATGAACAATGGAGTGTAAGTACATGGAGTGGAAGAAATGAGAAATTTATAAATGAAGAACAAATTAATATTTACAATAATATTATTGAAAAAATTAAACATTCTACAAATAAAATAACATCTAAAGATATTATATATACAGGATGTTTAAGTGATGTTCCTAGATTTAAATTAAAAGAATACATTATTGAAAATAAAATAAAAAGAACTTCTAGGATTGAACAAAGTACTTGTATTATTATAAGTAGAAAAATATTTGATGAAGTAAGCAATGTTTTTAAAGTAAAAGATTATACTTTTATAAATGAAAATTTAGCAAAAGAAATAAGTAATAGTATAAATTGGCAAAATCATAATGTAAATCCATTACTAAGCGCATTTGATAAAAATCAATTTTATTATTTTTCACATGATAAATCAAATTTACTTACTTCTAAAAAATGGGGAAATAAATTTACTAATAATTCATATGATGTGAAAGGTTGTGTTATAGATTTATATAGAAACAATAAATTAATAACTTTTGCAGAACTAATAATATTTTTAAATAATAATCCTACAATAAAGATAGTATTTGATGAAACATTATTTGAATCCTTAAATCAAGAAGGAATTGAATTAGATGATGATTATGAATCTACTTTAAGAGATATGATTTTTAGTCAGGATCCATCTAATGTTAAGTTAGGAGTAGAAATGATATCTAATTTAGTTATAAATGATTACACTATATTAAAAATAGCTTTACTATTAAACGAATTTGTACAAAATCGTAAATTAACAGAGTTAACGACTTATTCTCAAACTAATAGAAACTTTAAAACCGTATTAAATGTCCTTAAAACTAAAAAAATATTTTGGAATGTTGAATGGAAAGTATTTGCTGGTGGTTTAAGAAAAAACTTTAATAAAGGTATTGAAGGTGAAGCAGTAAAAGTATTTATTATTAATAACTTAAATGTAGAATTTAATAAGCAAATTGGTGGATTTAAAATTGAAGACATTAAATTTGGAGTTTAAAAATACTTATATTATATTATAGTCAATTAACAAAACAAAAATGAAAAAAACAATCGCAATCATTATTTTAGCAGCATTATCAGCTTGTTCTAATAATTCAACACCTACATCATCAGTATCTCTAACTGATTCAACAAGTACCACATTAGATACACTTCATGTTGATACTGCAGTATTAAACTCGGTAAACTAAATTAAAGATTCCCCAACGTTATGTTGGGGTTTTTCTTTACCTTTCATATCATGGATATAGATAAAATATTTGGATTATTTGATTCATCAAGTCGTGATGATTTAGGTATTAATGCTCTAAATCAAGATGATCTAAAAGCTAGAATTAAATTTTTTGATGAATTTAAAAATCATCCTGTAGTATGGATAGGTATGTTCCATAAATTAATAATGGATAATGCTGTTTCTAAAACCCTCTTAACGGCGTTTAAAACGACTTTCCCTGATTTAGACGTAAATGATATTAGGAACGCAGGTGAGTACATTATATACACTAAAGCGTATGAATTTATACGTAATTTGAATATAAAACGTGAACTTGATTTACAAGTACTAATCAATCATTCAAATATTAATGTTTTAACATCAGTTAGAATGGCTATATCCTATTTTGAGGAAACTGAAGCTTATGAAAAGTGTGCGTTTCTTTTACCAATTAAAAAAGTAATTGAAGAAAATGTAACCTAAGTTAGGCCTTAGCGGATTTTAATGCTATATTATTAATACGGTTATTAGGTATTAGAATTACTAGATAGAGAATGAGAAAATGGAACGATGGATAAACGGATAAAAGAACAATGGATATAACGGGTAATAGAACATTATATACATATATTTATAGATAAACATATATTATGAGATACAGAGAATTAACAACACGCAAGATAGAAAATATCGAAGGCAAATTAAAAGCATTAAAATTTATAGTAAACAGAGCTCAACCAATTGAAGAGTATCTTAAAACTATTGCTGAATTAGAAGAGACAGTTGCAGAAGTACAATCACTTATTCAATCTGAACCATTATCAGCAGATGAAGGATTCGGATTACAATAAATAAAAAACCAAATAAAAGTTATGAATAAATTATCAGCAGAACAAATCCAGGATAACTGGATTGAATTTATTGGCTATATTGACCAATATATTTCAGAACCTAGAGCTACTAAATTAAAAGAGTTCTATAATAAATATGCAGAACGTGTCATGTTAATGCCCGCGTCTCATAAGAAAGAATATCATAATGCATTTCCAGGAGGTTATGTAGAACATGTTAATCGTGTTATCAGAGCATCTCTTAGAATTAATGAAGTATGGTCTGATTTTGAAGTAGAAGAAAATTATACAATTGAAGAATTAGTATTTTCAGCTATGAATCATGATTTAGGAAAAATGGGAGATACAGAAAATGAATCTTATATTCCTCAGACTGACCAATGGCGTAAAGATAAATTAGGTGAAGATTATAAGTTTAATGATAGACTTGAATTTATGTCTGTTCCAGATCGTGGTTTATATTTATTAAATTCACATGGTGTATCTTACACTAAAAATGAATTTTTAACTATTAAATTACATGATGGTTTATATGATGAAGCTAACAAGCCATACTTAATTAACTGGGCTCCAGAAACAAAACCTAGAACATCGTTAATATACATTGTTCATCAAGCTGATTTATTAGCTGCTAGAATTGAATGGGAGAAAGAGTACATGCCTAAGTTTAAAGATAACTTGTCATCACCAGAAAAAAATAGTACATTATCGTCTAATAAACGTGAGACTAAAACTCCAACTAAAGCTAAAGCATTATCTAGTTTTAAGAGTGATAGTCTAAAAAACATGTTAGACAATTTATGATAGAAATTATTATAACAGTATTGAGTATTTTAGTCGTGGTCTTAGGATACACGACTTTCAATCTACTTACTAAAAATGAAAAAGCAGAAGACATTTTGTTTTCATATAAACAATACATGACTCAAGTAAGTGATGTTATTGAACAATCTGCTAAAAAATTAAAAGAAATTGATTCAAGAGGTTCATTTGAAAGTGATGATGAAATAGGTTGGTTTTTCAAGAAAATTCAATTAATTCAAGATATTCTAGATCAATATAAATTACGTAACTTTTAACATGGCAAGAGCTAAAAAAAAGTCTGTACAGTATTTTACTGCTGATACAGAAGCAGCTATTGTAGAATATAATAATTCTACATCATTCTCAGATAAAAGTAAGATTTATTATGATAGAATCCATCCAGCATTTCTTAAATTAACAGAAAACATTATTCATACTTTTAAATTTTATTATACAGAAGTAGATAATATTGAAGACTTACAACATGAAGTGATTACGTTTTTGTTATCTAAAATACATCTATTTGATTTATCTAGGGGAGCAAAAGCATATTCATACTTCGGTACTATTGTTAAACGTTATCTTATAATATCAAACGCTAAAAATTATAAAAAGCGAGTTGATAAAGTACCTATTGATGATTTAAATGATGATGAAGGACACTCATATTTAATAGATTCAGATACTAGTACACATGATAAGTTAAATTTTTTCTTAAATGAATATGTAAATTATTGTACTGCTAATATCTTTAAATTATTTCCTAAAGAAATAGATGCTAAAATAGCAGATGCTATACTTGAATTATTCCGTAAGCGTGAACATATAACTATTTTTAATAAAAAAGCATTATACATTTATATACGTGAAATTATAGACGCAAAAACACCTAAAATAACTAAAATAGCTAATACATTATATGATATTTTTAAGAGTAACTATTCTTTTTATTTAGAATATGGTTATGTAAAATTTTAATTTTTTTATATTTATCATAAACAATTAACATAAATATGAGTGAATTTGATAAAGTAATATTTGGTAAAAAAACATTTTCTAACTTATTAGAAGAAATTTATGACAACCAAAAAAAGAAATCAAGACAAATATCTTCATTGATTTCTGAACTCAAACCTCTGGTTAGTGACATAGGTGATGCTACCTTAATAGTACCTCTTATTAAAGAATATCTAGAAATAGATGTTAAAAATGACGAACAACTAGTAAAAGTAGCAACTATCATCCAACGAGCTTTAAACAATACTTCTAATACAGAAGATGGTTTTGGTTTATCTGAAGCTGATAAAGCCCAACTAATGTCAGAAATTGAAAAACTAGATAATAAATCAGAATAATGGCTGTACTTAGAGATGGACAAAGCGCTATAAATTTTGTAAATAACTCCACTGCTTATAATAACCAATTAGCTGATTTTAATCAACAAATCCAGTCTGGAATTATTAAAGCTGCTAGAGTTAAAGGTATTATATTAGATTCTACTTCTAAAGCTGAAGGATATGATAAACTTGGAGAAGATAATAGTATTGGAACTATTATATATGATGATAATATTGAATTACCTAATACTACTACAGACTTATCTAAATTTCCAATTGCTCGTCCTTTATTTAGTAATATAAAAAACTATCCATTAATTAATGAATTAGTTTATATACTTACCTTACCTTCATCTGAAATAGGTAAAAATACTGATGCTAAAACTAATTATTATCTTAATACAATAGCATTATGGAATCATCCTCATCATAATGCTTATCCTGATACTCCATTTAATTTAGCTGAAAATCAAAAAAATGATTATGTAACAGGTAGTTTTATAACAGGTAGTGGAAAAGATGTTTATAGAAGAGTAACAGATAATTATACTGGTATAAAATTAGGAAATACTTTTAAAGAGCGTTCTAATATTCATCCTTTATTATCTTTTGAGGGTGATGTTATATATGAAGGTAGATGGGGTAATAGTATTAGATTTGGTTCAACAGTTAAAAATA